TTTCTCTAAGAATTTTTCCCGACCCCCAGTTTAACTGGGGGTTTAGTCATGCCTATTCGGCGTACAAATAATATAAAAAACGCCCCATTACGGAGCGTTTATTATTGTGTTGATAGTTTATATTACATAGTGCCTAAATCGTTCATAGGCGGCATAATTTGTGGTGTATTTTGAATGTTTGGTTGTTTACCTTTCAAGGCTAACCGTTCCGCCATGATTTGCTGCGGTGAAATCTGTACGCCCAGCGTTTGTAAATACATACTCAACGCTTCCGCTGGCATATCATCAAGCGAACCACTTACACGCAATTCTGGTAACGCTGGCTTTTCTGCCGCTTCTTGCATACGCTTCTTAACCGTTTCTTTTTCTGGGAAATCCATGAAATCAAGGATAATATCCATAGGAATATCAACGCCAGATTTCTTAGCTTCCAATAATTGGTAAAGGTTAGCACGTCGCGCCGTTGCGCTTGCTTGGCTTGTACTAATTACAATATCAAAATCAAAGGCGGATAGATCATACAGTACTTGCTTAATTGGATTACCTTCCGCATCGCGTTGCGGTTGACCTAGTGCATCGGTTAAAACTTGTTCTTGCATAGGTTGATTTAAACCCGGTGCAATCTGTACAAATTCCTTTTGCCCGTCATCGCCCATAATGCGCATTGCTTTGGCTTCGTTGTAGAATTGCGGAATTAAACCCGGTGCGTTTTTCTCACCCCATAATAGCTTTACAATTTGGCGTTCTGCTTCTTTTGATTGCTCAAAGATACCAGCCGTTTGAACCGTTGTTACAGATTGCCGCAAGTCGATTGCCTTGCCGCTCATACTGCCAACGCTACCGCTTAAACTTTCCGGAGTGATACCGCTGATAGAATAGAAATCGTTGCTTGATTGTTGTTCAAGGGCCATATTAATATTGCTATCCATTGCCGGCGTGCCGTCAACGAATGATACGCCCGGCGGTAACCAGATATTCGCGCCCGGTTTAGTGCTATTGTTTTTGATATCGCGCTTATTCTGTTCGGTTAGTTGACCTTGCCAGAATTTAACACCCAAAGATTGTTGGTTAACAACGTGCATGCGTTGGCTTCGGTTTTTATTTAATTCCCTTTGTGCATCTTTAATATCACGCACTACGCCAGCCGGTTCTAGTTCATCATCTACCAATTCGCCGGTATAATAGCAATATTCACGCACTAACGGGAATTTACCATGCTTATAAGGGCTTTCGCCTTCTTCCAATAGAACGCTATCGGCGAATGTAGCATATCTGATTTTAGTATCTGGTATGCTAGTAGGTTTCTTCCCTGTAGCCATTAATACAACAAATAACGGGTTGGCTTCATCAATTAACCCCTCTTTTGTCATGTATACGTTCTTCTTGCCGTATTCCTTATACCAGTACTGCACTACACGGATTTTATTATAGTTAGTGTTAAACCATAACGCTTCGCCGTCTACTGTTTCAATAACGCCGGCTTCCTGTTCGGTTTCATCGTATCGGCTTTTTAATGCGTTGATTTCGTCAACCTTTTCCGGATAAATCTGTTTTAACTTGGCAGTACTTTCCCAGCTATACCGGCCAACATATTGCGCGTCGGATAAATCATCTTTCTTACATTCCGGATCTATGAAAGCATCAAACGGAGAAACACGTTCAATTTGAATGGTTCCGTCTAACTTCGTATAGTCAAATTCATAAGATACCCAGTAATTGGCTAAACCGCAAATAATCTTATCGCGGAAACATTTACCCTTATTACGTTGATAATTCGCACGGTCTAAACAGTATTTTGTAATACCTTTAGCAACGCGGCTTATTCTATCATCTTCTTCGGAACGCGGTAAAAAGTCCGGTTCTGTTTCGTTCTGCGATGCATAACCGCATAACAGATTAATAACCGGTCTAATTCTATTAATTGTAATTGCTGGCCGTCCAGCTTCGCGCATATTCTTTAAATCGCCGTCTTGCCATTGTTTACCTTGCATAAATGCAAAATCTTCGGCAGCAGCCTTGCGCCATTCTGACGTGGCGGCCAATGCATTTTTTACATTCTGTTTTGCTTCGTATATATCAAAGGTTGTTTGTTCTATATCCATTATTCCACCATTTCAGAACCGTAAATCATATCGTACATCTGTTCTAATTGCCATTGCGGCATTGCTTTAGCAAATTCCGCTAGTTGTGCATCTGTATATTTAGCCGGAATAATAACGCCTTTTTCTTCGCGTTCACCGTATTCCGATTTTAAAACCTTAAAGGCGTAATCACGCAACGCCCTTTCACTCATACGCCCCATGCGCTCACATCTCCTTCGCTATCATCAACATATTTATAACCGTCATTAAACGGCTTTTCTGGTTTAACTGATTTAACCGGCCGTGCCATACACATATAACGCACCGCATCATACGCATGATCTTCTTGTTTTGTATCTACATCTTCGACTTTGATTTTATCGTAGGTTAAAGCTGGTAATGTGCGTATTAAATGTACGCAATTACTAAATATCTTTAACTTCCCTTCTTTTAATCGTTGATGCACTTGCATAAGTCCGGCTAATCTATCATTATCAGCACGCACCCAGTAAACGCCCTCAGTTGCAAATATTTCCGCAATCGTTGGGCCGTCGTGGCCTGTTCGCTGCCATATTGCCGGGTCTGCCACGCCTTGATAGTCTTTTAAATGTTCTATCTTTTGTGCTACTTCCCTTGCCGTTTCCTGTGTACCAGTATCCGGCATGCCCGGCTTGCAACCGTAAAACTCACCAGTAATATATAAAACGTCGTCATAATCAACCGCTGCGGAATATACTGCATATGGTTTCGTATAACCCCAGTCCATTGAACGATACCGTTGCCAATGATGCGGTATTTCAAACGGTTCTATTACGTGCTTATCTGTGCGGAATTCTGTAAATACTTGACCTTCGAATATGTTCCAGTCGCCGTCTAAATATGCCTTACGTAGTTTTTCCGGCAACGTGTTAAGTGCATCTATATAACTCTGTGATAGATGCGGGTTATCGCTTGCCCTTGCTTGAATATATGCAATCTTATCGGCGAACGGCTGCATTTCCTTCGTGAAATTTCTATCAATGAATAAGTCTTTAACCCACATATGGCCCTTACCGCCCGGGTTAGTTGCTGCGATTAATTTCGTATCCGTGATACCAGTCCAACGTAAACGCATACGCAAAAAGTCGAATACATCGCGACTATTCAAAGTTAATTCATCAATAGCAATAGCAGCGAATTCGCTTGAAAGGTATTTGCTTGGCTTATCCAGATTTCTAAAACAGATAACGCCGCCGCCTAATTCATCGTTCAATGTGAATTCATGATTACTTTCCTTATAGCTTCCTAACCATTCCGGAAACTCCATTTTGATTTTGGATATTTGACGATCATCAAGACTTGGATAATCTTCACAAAATAATCCAACGCGTATGCCTTTAATTCCTGTTTTAATAAACCAATCAATTAAAAGCCATACCAAGCCCCAGCGGAGTATATATGATTTACCACCACCAGCAGCGCCGCCATATAGTGTATATATGTTTTGCTTAACTGCCCTTAAAAATTCCTTTTGCTTGGGCGTTGGCCGTATTACATCGCGAAACAGATTTGTTTTACTCATCTGTATCACTCAATTCATTATTATCAATAACCAACTTAACGGCGCTTTCGGTTGTAATTTCCTGTTGTATCTTATCGCGCCATTCTTTAGAACGTCGATTTTTAAGCCAGAAAATCATGGCCGTTGTATTTCCTTCAAGTGCTGCTTTGTAAAGTGCATTTTCAACTTGTATATCTGCTTCGTCTTTTCCTATTTTTAAGGCGTTTGATATTTTCGGTGATTTCTTGCGCCATTCCCATAAGGTAGAAACAACAATATCCATATTGCTGGCAATCTGTTCATTTGTTAAACCATTACGCGCCCAGCCTTGTAACAGTAAAATCTTTTCTTCTGCTTCCCAATCCTTATATGTAGTCTTAGCCATTGTTTCACCTCCTATCGTAGTATGTTGTTATCTTTGCTTTTCATTCTGCCATGTGATCGCGTACATATTCCGGCGACTTGTTTAGATGCGTGCTGGCTAGTGCAATATGTTTGACATAAACCGTCATAGTATATTTCGTTGGCCGTACATTTACCGCCTTTATTGTTAAGACATTTTGATTTTGTACATATGATATTCACTAGCTTTTCACCACCTTCACAAAACTTTTTGAAAAACTTTTAATTTCCCTATTGACTACTTGCGAAAACGCAAGTATAATTAAGCCATAAGATACATCAGAAAACGCAAGTATTCAAAAAAGGAGAATTTAAAATGCTAACACTTAAAGACGTAAACACTAACAAAACATGGAAATTCGAAAACAAAACAGATGCTTCCGATTTCATCAGTACAATGAGTTTCGGTTTTGAATGGCAATTAATCGACAATAGCACAAACGAAGTTATTGCTTGCCACTACTACGAATAACAAAACAAAGGCCGCCTACACAGGGCGGCTTTTTTAATTACTCAAAACCGAACACGCCGCACTAAAAGATCACTGGAAACTATGAAGGTGTTATCTCTTAAAATAAAAATGTGCATTATGTTCAGTTTTCAATAATCAAATGTTACTTTTATACAAAAAATGAGATATATCTCCGTGGATATACCTCATATTCTGATAGTTTTATTCATTTGTCATGTATTAAACACTCAAAACCGGAGCCATACCGCCGCACTCTCAACGGCGTAGGCCTGTGGCCTAGTTCCTAGGAAACCGAATAGCCCCAGTTTTCAATGCTTATATGTGTACTCTAAACCAATACCGATATGGATCACATGAAATTAGGTTTATTGTGCTTATTGTTGTTGTGCTTGGAAGTACATATTTATATTTGATAGGATTGTTCTCAATGGCATTGTGTTTGTTTGAAAGGAATTCTTTTTATCGGTATCGGTTTACAATACACAATAGGGGAACGGCCCAAAGTTCCCCTGTGCATTGTGTTCATATAGGAGAATTACGCCAATGACCTTTTAAGCATCATTTGACAATATAATTATACTATATGTCGCGTTTCCGTATTATTCCGATGTAGTTCGGTGTAGTCCGACTTGTACCGTTTTAGCAGTATATATGCTAGGGTAATACGTTTCATGTAAAAATTTCCCTACTTCAATAAGGCCTAGCGTTTTTAATTCGCTGGATTGCGTTTTTTCTAAATCCGTAAAACTTTTAGCATATTTTGCGCTTTCCCCGTCGATGTACTCACGCATTAATAATATATTAGTTTTCCCTATGGTGCATTTGTTGATGATATCCGCCGCCGTTTCCCGTTCATCAATTAATGCGCCTATTTCTTCTTTTACGGCATCACGTTTACTTTCAAGCCGTACAATTTGCCGGTCTAACCCGCCCGGCGTTCCGCCACCGCTTAACCGTTCCTTGCTATAATCAATGGCCCCTATCGTCGTTACATCTGACTGTAAACGCTTTAGATCTTCTTTCAATGATTTGATTTTCATTGATATTAATTTAATCGGTTCTAGGAATTCCTTGCCTATCTCTCTATATTCTTTATCCGTCATTTATTCCCCCGTATGGTTCATTATCGTAAATTCTTAACCGTTTCCCCTAACATGTTTAAATAGTCTTGTAAATTGCCTTTGATAGCATCATTCACTATTTGGATATTGTCAGTTGTTACATAGCTGGCAATTAGCATTTTATACATTGCATCTTTGGTAGGTACAAAAACACAAATAACAAACGATACTAACCATACAAAACCGCAAATACAAATATATTTCTTAATTTTTTTATCTTCGTCATACTTGAAACTTTCCCGGTAAAACATTACAAGCATAACCATTATAATTGATGCCAGTATAAAAACGCCTTGATTAAACACGTCTAAATTATGTAGTACCTCAATCAAGTACAGATACATCGGATTAATAATTGGCATTACACATTTCCCCTTTCGCCTATTTGTATCAAAGGGGCGTTTATATTGCCCCTTATCCACTACATCGCAAATACTGATACTAATTTTATTAATGCTATCACTAGCGAAAAAATCAATGCAGCATCAAACAACAATTTAATCATAGTTATTTTCCTGTGCTACCAATACCACCAGTACCGCGTGCCGTTTCTGTTAATTGTGCAACCTCTAACAACTTTAATGCGCCAACTGGTACCATAATTCCCTGTACTAATCTATCGCCCTTTTGGATTAAATACGGTGTATCGCTGGTATTGTGTAGAATTGCTTTAATTTCGCCCCTATAGTCCGCATCAATCACCCCGAATGAATTCGGAATAATTAACGGCGTTTTGCTCATGCTAGATCGTGGCGCCAACATTAACATATACCCCTTTGGAACTTCCACCGCTAAACCTAGCGTTACATATTGCGTTTGATGCGGTTCTATTACTACGCTTTCCGGTTGATAAAAATCCATGCCAGCAGCATCTACGCTGCCAACTTTTGGCAATAATACACCCGGCATGCATCGCTTAACCTTGATAACGTCCGCATTATATCGTTTATAACCAAAGATGCGTTTAATCCTGTTTAGTAGTTCCATTTATTGCCCCTCATTTCAATAACGCTTCCAATACTTTATTTTTTCTATCCATGATGCGAATTTCTGCCCTCGGATTATCTTTATCAATACCAGCGATGCAGCTATTACCATATGAGCATATCCATTTATCATCGTCGATAACTTTCGCTTTTGTTAGTATGTCGCTGGTTGCTTGTAGTAGTCCGATTAAATCCGGCCAGCTTCTTTTATTCGGCAAATAATATTTACACTCAACAACGATAATGCCAGATATATGCAATTTCTTCCCAGCTAATTGCCACATGCAAGCATCTTCATAATTCTTATAGGCTTCTGACGGTATTATAATAGGCTTTCCGTTTCTGGATATAATACGCCCGCTATTCTTTTTAGTTGCTGGACGGCCTTTTAATGTAATATCAATTACACTCATTTAACGCCCTTTCTGCCAACAATACAATATTTTTCGGATATACCCAATAATAATCATCTGTATTGCTCCATGACGTCTGGCCGGCCGTAAAACAATATACATTCCCATGTTCGTATTTAGCAAAATAAAGTTTCAATTTTGTAAATGCAGTTTTTACTATAACTGGCGTATCAACTGGAACCTTTTCCCATTCCACGATACCCAGTAACGATGCAATGGAATATTTACGGATATTAGGATTTAACCCCAGCACCTTGCATGGAATTCTTGGGGTATGATCGCGTATCTTAAAATTCCCGCCGTTTTCGATAAATGTAGGATTTACGAAAAACGCATAAACGCCTTCAATCTTAATATCTCGATAACCTTCGTTATACATTTCTTGTAATAACCATTTTTGCTCATTCGTCATAATTCAATTCCCCTTTTACAATAATTTCCTTCATTTGCTGCCGTACGTTGTAAATGTACGCTTCAACTGTTCCGTTAAATACTTCCATTACCATTTTGGAAAGCGCTTGCCGCAATCGTTTCGTTTTGCCGTCCTTATGGTATTTGTATTCAAGCGTAATTAAAAATCTATCTTGCGTTACTTTTGGTTTCAAAATCATGTTTTCAATAACCAGCGTTAATGCGCTGGCTAGTTGCTCACATGTAAAAACTCTACCGTTTCCCATGTCTACCTTTACGCTCATTTATCAATTCCCCTTTGATATTCATAGATAATTTTATTTTTAGTTTTTATTCTTTCAAGGTTCACCCCAGCAGCTAACAAGCGATTTCTAACAAATGTATAGGATACGCCGTATATGCCCGCAATTTGTCGCACGCTCAAACCTTTTTCACGCAAGGCAACCAATGCATTTGCTTCAATTTCTGGGTATACCGGCTTTCGTTTTATTTCTTTCCTTAACCCTAGCGCGGCCAATGCTGCATCTGCGGTTTTCCTACTGTATATGCAAGCACCTAGCGCAAGCCAGTTTTCTATATACGTCATTTTTACCTTCCTAACATTTACCCATACGCCGCTTAATACGGTTATTGCTATCCTTTACATACCCAAACACATCGCCCCGTATATCACGGATTTCTATTTCTTTTTTTCTGTTGGTACTGTATTTGATGTAGGCCGCGCATGTACTATGGCAGCCTAACACCCTATACTCACACCCCTTACATGGTGATTTCATTTCTTTATTCCTTGTTTTCAAAAGGGTTAATAGTTTCAAGAATAACAAACGATGTATTTTTATATCCGTTTTGTTCTTCCCATTCACGAAACGCCTTCGTTAATTTTTCTTGTAAAACGTCAATTTGTTTCAGTTCTACATGTAACAAATAATCTTCAGAATATTCTGCTATTTCATCATCAAGATCATAATCGATAATGTCATTGATAACACGCTCCGCATCAACGGTAGGAACATAATAATAAGGGTTTCCGACTCTAATCATTGGGACTTCTTCCGCCGGATACGTTTCGGCAAAATCTTTTACAGCATCTTCAATGCTTTTTTGCGGATATCCTACATACTCGCCTAAACACCAGCACCATTCATTTTTATTTCTTACTAACATTTTTGCCACCTATTAGAACGGAATATTTTCATCGTTCCCCTTATCATCTGCAAAATTATCGAAATTGCTGCCAGCTTCCGCATCATTTAAAGCGGATAAGCCAACGAAACCAGCGATTACTTCCGTTACGTATTTCTTTTGGCCGTCTTGCGTTTCATAACTTCTTGTTTGAATTCGGCCCTCTACAAATAAGCGATTTCCTTTTCTATAGTTGCCTACTGCTTCGCCCAGCTTACCCCATGCAACGCAATTAACGAACGCCGTTTGTTCTTTCGTTTCATTTGTTGCGCTATCAATATATGTATTGCTAGCCGCTACTGTGAACGTAGCAACCGCTCGGCCTGTTTGTGTATAACGTACTTCTGGATCACGTGCAAGATTTCCCAATAATTGAACACTATTCATAATATAATTCCCTTTCTATTTTCTAATTCTATATGGCAAATTCGCTCACTTTGCCCCGTCTACTATTCCGCCCTTATGATTTATCGTTAAGGCTTTAAAAATTCCATACAACGCATTTAAACGATTTTTTCCATTCTAAACAATTCATCTAGGGTTAAATTTGTTTGTAATTCGTCATTAATGTTTTCTTGAATTGCAAGCATTTCCGTTAATCTAAAATCAAATAGTCCGCGTTCGTGCTTCTTGTATGTTTCCGGTGATACCCCGGCAATATCCGCCATGTCTGATTGTGTATACCCTAATAATTCCCTACATTCGATTAATTTCGGGAATAAATTATATTTTTTGTTCATTCCAGTACCCCCAAAATCAACTTTTTACTTTCGTCCGAAATATCGGCATCTTTAACCATGCTTTTAAGGTCTACCGGTTCGTGCTTTTCAACCTCAACCAAATGGCCGTTATCTAGCATCTTAATTTCTGTATTTCGTGGCATGTTTAATTCTGCACGTTTACGCGCTTCCATTAATAGGCCATTACTTTTGATGCTTGCCGCTATTTCCATATTCCTTTGTTCACGTGCTGCCAGCTGCTCATAAGCCTTACAAAACTGGCTCATTGCTGCGCTTTCGTTATAGCTTTGGCAGTTTCTTGGGTCAAAGAAACGCCATATAGTTTTAGCTGCAAGCCTTGTTATACCTTCCAACTCATCAAGGCCTTTTTCATAACCTACTTGGCTTGCCTTTTTCCGTACCACTTCCCATGCATCTTGCGCAATCAATCGTTCTTCCTTGCCGTTTACATATCCGGAAATTTCTGCCGCTTTCTTGCGAATGGTTGCAACTGACGGAAGAAACTCACATGAATTAATGCATTGCTTGATTGCTTCGGCCAATGTTACAGGATTAATATCCTCTAACATAAATGCGTACATTTTTGTTTTTGCTACATCAATATTCGGATATATCAATAATTGACCCGTAGCCGTCAACGTTTTTGCGTTCGGTTCCCTCATCTGCTCCCCTTTCTACCGCATCAATCAATGCGTTCAGTTCATTGATTTTTCGTTCTGTATCCGTCATGGCTGCCATTTCATTTGAATTAAGATATGTATCGAAATGGCTAGGCGCGAATAACGTTTTAGGCGTTAAGTACTTTTCTAGTTTTGTACCTTTCCATTCACGGCATTTTTTATCAATCACGGTTTTAAAATCATCAACGGTATAACCTTCTTTCAAGCGTGATCTAATTGCTTGTACATATGGTTTAGTTGTTGGCTTAAATTTAGAACCAGTTTTAAGATTAAGATATTCGATAATTTCAATATGAGATTTATCCACATCGTCATGTGAAACATGACATAGTGTTTCTATTCTATTCTCTTCTTCTCTTATCTTATCTATTCTTATCTGTGTATCCAGATTGTATCCATTTTGTATACATTTTGTATCCATGCAGTTATTATCTGCACTCATCGGCATTTCAACCGGTTCATATACCTTATTAATCAGTTCCACTCTTTGTGCTTCTGGTAGTTCTGATTTTGAATACCTATCAGATTGAACATAGTTATGTATACGCCAATGGCGGATTACGATAACGCCAGTTTCAAAACCAATAACAAACCCTTTGGCAATAAGTAGTTTCAAATCATCTTCCTTACACCCCGTTATACGCATAATGCTTTTTGGCGATTGAATAAAGCCGTCATCATCTGCCCTTAGCAGCAAATGAAAGTATAGGCATTGTGTACTTTGTGGCATATCTAGGAAATTATCTGTATCAATAATTTTCTTTGACATCATTCGCCGTTCTGCCATTGTATTTTTGAATTCCTTTCTTTTAAAATCTCCCGTATTTTCTTAGCTTCTACGCCATGCGCTTTTGTATGGCAATCACGGCATAGGCAAGCCAGATTGTTAAGATTTGACAAACCGCCGTGCGATCTAAATTCGATATGATGTACTTCCGTAGCCATTGCGCCGCACAAAACGCATAAACCCTCATCGCGTTCATACGCCCATTTTCTAGTTCTGGCGTATAGAACGTTATCAAGTTTCTTTCGCTTGTTCATTGTTCCCCCATTCATTTATTAATGAGTTTATATAATCATTATTTTCTAAAGTGATGTTTAATTGGTTGCACTCATCAATTAATGCATCAATCAAACGCCGCATTTCATCTACCGTATAAACGCTGCTGCCATGATAGGCGCGAACGATTGTATAACCTTCCGTTTTAGCTGGGCCGGCATCTTCTGCGTGCCAGCCTAACCCGTGGCCGTGCCAAATTTCAATAAATCGGCCTACGGCATCGTTTTTAATTGGTAGATAGGTAAATGTACCAGCTTCTTGAATAACGCGCTTATACACGTCATTTTTTGAAATATATGCGTTCTTTGAAAGTTCACGCGCTATCTTATCGCATAGAACCCATGCGTAGGCGTTGGCATTTAAAGAACGCTTTTTAGATTTCTTTGTTAGCGTTACCGTATATTCTGAATTTTCATCAATTTTATTGATTTCTTCATCTTTCGGCGCTGGAATTAGAATGTTATAACCTAACGTTTTAACAACTGCAATTCCTTTTGTTACCCATTTCATTATTCGGCGCCTTTTTCAATGAATTTCTTTAACCAATCCAACGCTGCAACCATTTCAAACTCATTTAACAACGCAAGGCGTGGTTTTTTGAATTCTGTTGCAATATATTTTGTGATTTCCGCCGGTGGTACGTCGTGCGCCTGTTGCAATGCTACAAATTCATCATATCCAGCAACATGCGTTTCTTTTGGTTTAGTTGCTGCCGCTGGTGCTGCATTGCCGCCCATTGTAAAACGCACGCTTCCTTTGTTATCAACAATGATTAACTTGCTAATATTTCGATTTTCGTCATATTCAATTTCTTTAACTGTAAATTTTGCGTATGATTTAGGTTTTCCGTCCTTGCCTTTGTACCATTCGCCGCTTTGTAGATTTATATAGGTGAATGGCGCGGAATATAACTCTCTACCGATACCCCAGTTAAAGCATGCACGCTTGAAACTATCAGATGCTTGGCCCTTTTCTTTTTCTGTGTTGCTTTCTGTGCCTACATCGGACTTTCCAACCCATTCGCCAGTTTGTTCGTTAAAGATTGAAACTGTGCAGTATAATCTATCGCCAATGATCGTATGTTCCCGTTTCCAATTTAATGCACCTACGACTTCATCAAGTAGTCGCATGTCAACGCGTGCATCTTTATATAGCAGCACCACTGCGCCTACGTTGCCGTTTTTTTCATTTAGTGATTGAATACGGCAATCTATTTCATTTGCTTTTAGTGTTCTAAATTCCATGTTTCACCGCCTACTTAATATAGAAATTTTGGTTTACTTTAATTTCTGCACCCTCTACTACTTCGCCAGCTTTAAGTGCTTTTTTAATTGCCGTTTTATCGGCTTTAATTTCAACTTTTGTAAAGTCCGCCGGAATTACATCAAGGTTGATAATTTCAACACTTTCGCTTTTGCGATAACCAGCTTTAAAGGTGCCAACGGTTAGCGTTTCAAGTCCTTTTTCTTTTAGTGCAAATTCAACGTTATTTTTTAACCGTTCAACAAAATTTTCTTTTGTTTTCTTCATTGCGGTTAAACGTTCGATTTCCGCTTTAATGCCAGCAATATCGCTTTCCGTATTTTTTATAAATTTACCTGTGTTTTCTAGTTTTTCTTCAATAGATACATTAATCATTTCTAATGTATCTTGGATTGCTTGAATTTCTTCTTCTGTTTCTGCCACTTCAAGCATTGCGGATAGTTCCGCATAGTCTTTGTTTAATGTATAAATGCTACTCATTTTTATTTATTCCCTTTCAAGAACGCAATAATTTCCGCTATGTCATTATTTGTTATAGTTGAACCCATTAAAGACCGATAACTTCCCATAGTTATATAAATTATTTTGCCTTCATATATTGCGTATACATCATAAGTAAAAAGCGTTTCTTCGCCTTCTTCATCGATTTTTCTAACGCTAAAACCGATAGAAATTTCTTTATCTGCTATTTTTTCACATAGTTCTGTGAACATTGCCGAAACTTCGGCTATTTGTTTTTTATTTAATTGCCAGTCAAAGTCCATTTTTTACACCTTGCCACCTTAACGCGCATATGATATTATGCGGTTAAGATGCTTTAATAACTCACTTTTCGCATCTGCCCTTTAGTAATTGCCGTTACTATTGGGCCTTTTTTAATTTATCAATATAGATGCCACTATATAGCAGCGTGATGCCCAACAGGCCTTGCAACATCGCTTCATAGAATGTTAGTACGTCAATCTCTAATGATCCGGGCGTACCTAACAACAATACAAAACCTACAATTTTCATAATGCTAGTCATTGACAAATTCCCCCGTAATCGCCAGTACATCGCTGGTGATTTTTTTTATACTATTTTTTAGTTTTGCATTTTCGGTTTCTAGCGCTTCACACTTCTTTTTTAATAATCTGTAATTGAATGTATTGTATTCGTCATTCACCATAACCAAACTGTGAATTTCTTCAACGCTAAACAACAAACCGGGTAGTTTTTCAATAGCATGTATAGTGCCATTATTTTTTAAGTTGTATACCGACGATTTAGAAACGCCCAAAACTTCGGCCACTTCTTCCACGGTATACGTTAATTTCATACCGTTTCTCCTTTTATTAATTCAGATAAACCACATTGAAAGTAATGCGCTACTTTTACCAAACTGGAAATACTAGGCGATTGTTCGCCGCTTTTCCAGCGGGATATAACGCTTTCACTAATTCCAGTTTCTTTAGATAACTTATAAGCGGTAACGCCTTGTTTATCCATTAACTGGAAAATGTTTTTTACTGTTGTTTTTATGGTTTACACCCCCTTATTTAAAATGTTATACTTGCGTTATAGCAAGTAATAAATATTTCACCTTTCACCACTTGCTATAACACGATTGTTTATAAGATTGCTTGCGTTTTCGCAACTACCTTATGGCTTTATTATACGTGCGTTAACGCAAGTAGTCCAATAAACATTTCGTAAATTTTATAAATTTTTATTTATAGTTTGCGGAGGTTAAACATGTTTTACCAAAAATTCTGCGATGCAATGCGAAAAACTGGCGTTTCCATGTATCAAGTTTCAAAGGAAACTGGCATTGCTCAAAGTACTATTTCACGTTGGAAAAACCAAAATTCTATACCCAGTTTAAAAACAGTTAAGATTTTGGCTGATTATTTCAACGTGCCAACCTCTTATTTTACTGAGGGCGTAGAGGGAACGCCTAAAGTTAAAAAGCAAGATAATTGTATTGATTTAAAGAAAATTACGGATAATGCTTTGATTTGTTATTACGGTGATCGTGAATTGACGGCATCGCAAAAAGCTAAAATATCCAAAGTATTAAAAGCGGTATTAGACGATTAATATATTCAAGGGGAATTGTTAGCATGTTCAATATGTGTTCTTTTGTCTTAGATTTGATTAATTCGCACGGCTCAAACGAACCGCGCCACATAGCAAGTAATTTAAACATTAAAGTTATATATAAACCATTGCCGGCTTGCGTTAGCGGTATACAGATAAAACCGGAGATAAAAAAGGCTATTATTATAAATAGCCGGTTAAGTCGGCGCCAGCAGCGCATGGCGCTGGCTCATCAATTAGGGCATATATTCCTTCATAAGGATTATGATTTATTTAAGGAAATAGATGCGGATTTACGCATAAAGTTGGAACATGATGCGGATACATTCGCGCATATATTGTTAAATAAAGGGGTATACCATGAGTAAAAAAGATGCAATTAATGTAGCCTTTTATCAAAGTATTCTATACCTTATTATTGGTATGATATTAGGCCTTATGTCTTGGGAAGAACACCGATATATTTTATTGCTTTTAGTAGTTGCCTTAACTGTTGGCGCTCATTACATAGCAAGTTATTCATTAAAGGAATTAGACGATGCAATGCAATATAACCATAAGAAAAAAGGATAAAGGGTATCAATGTATCGTTTCATACAAGGACGGCAACTGCTGGCGCCAAAAATCGAAACAAGGTTTTGAAACACAAAAGGCGGCAAAAATTCACGCTCAAACGATCATTGATAAATTAAAAAAGACTATCACCGCAACCGATGATAGTCTTAGAAATATAACTCTTATTGATTTTTTTAATATTTATATGAAAGAGAATAAGCCGCGTACATTTAATACATTACAGGCCTATACACGTACATTTGATATATTCAAACCTATTTTTAATGAAAAAATAGCGAATATAACGCCATATCAAGTTAAAAGAGTATTGAATGATAGTTTATATTCAACTACCACAAAAAACCTTGCTTTGGGTACAATTCAGCGTTTATTCAGCTATGCGGCGAACCAATACAAAATAATTCCTACAAACGAATTAAAAACAATACCACGTTTTAAGGATAACGAACCTACAAAAATAAAGGTATTATCAGATACAGAAATAGAAACATTTTTAAAAGCATTAAAACCTAAAAATTATAAACACTATGTTATATTTTCTGTTGCTGCCTATACCGGCATGAGATATGGCGAAATTATCGGCCTTACTTGGGATAACGTTGATTTAGATAGTAATGCTATTAATGTAGTGCAGCAATTCGGGGCGATTGATTACAACAAATATGCCTTAAAACCGTTGAAATCTAAAAACAGTTATAGGCAACTACCTATACCGCCAATATTAACCAATATTTTGAAAGAATACAAAGAAACATGTTCGACTGAACGCCTTTTCAATAATAAAGTTAGTGGCAGCTGGGGCGCAACACGAATTATGAAAAGGTTCTTGCCAGATAATTCAATTCATGATCTACGCCATACATACGCAACTAAATTATTATCAAATGGCGTAGATATAAAAACGGTATCCGCCCTATTAGGTGATAGTATACAAACAGTATTAAATACATATGTTCATTTTTCAGATGATATGCGATTAAAGGCAGCCGAAAAAGTTGCCAATATTTTTGGTTAATTATTTTTGACGAATTTATGCCGTTCATCTAACAAATACCACTAAATATAGTATTTTATAGCTTATATTTTATATCAATATAATATAGCACAGATAAAATTAGTCTAAAATATAAAAAGACACACTTTCTGAAATTTCTCAAAAAGTGTGTCTT